CGAGACTAGACGTTGGATAACCCGTAGCGTCTACGATATTGAACGCAGGAGTAGCGTCTATCCCTCCTAAGTCAAGACTAACGCCACCGTAACTAACTGAATCGTTCACTAGTTTGGCATTGGTAATCGAACCAGCAAGCTGAGCATTTGTGATAGTGCCTTGTAGTAGTGTGGTGTCAATGCCGGTAACATTAAAGTCGTTTCCAACAAGCCGCAGTCCAGTTCCAGCGGTATATTCAGTATTGTCGTCAGTGCTAGTAACTGTCACTGTATTACTACTTGTGTTGTATGCTACAGTTGTTGCTCCGGCTCCAGTAAATTTAACTTGATCTGTAGAGCTAATACTTTCTGAGTTAGTACCATCGGTAATTGTCCAATAGTCATAATTGTCTTTACCATTTATATTAGTTTGTAAAGTTCCAGACAATCCTGATATAGCATAAGGGGTTACTGCAAATCCGGACCCGTAAGGAGAAATAGTATTGGTAAGCTGAACAATACCGCTACCAGTAATAGTTGCGCCTGATACGTTGAAAGTCGTGGAAGGATCTAGCTTCAATCCTGTTCCAGCGTAATATGTGTTACTACTATCTGTGCTCGTTATTGTTAGTGTATTGGTACCTGTGTTATATGATGTTGTTGTGTCCCCACCACCAGCGAAGATAACTTGATCAGTGCCACTAATATTTTCTGAGGTAGAACCATCTGAAATACTCCAGTATCTATAATTATCTTTTCCAGAAATAGCTGCTGCGTTGGTTGCTCCGGTAGCTGCTATATTAGCCGCATTGATTGCTCCGGTAGCTGCTATATCTGCTGCAAGTACCCCAGAGATGTCATATACAGCATTGGGAGTTATTGCCTTATCCACAACTCCGTCTTCAGCAGAATCCTGAAGTCGAACTATACCAGTCACACTAGTTGTGGCGTCTCTAGCGTTAAATTGATAACCAGCTAACGTCAGACCATGTCCAGCAGTATAGGGAGTTCCAGAAACGTTAAGGGTATTGCTGGAGTCTCCAGATGTTAGAGTAGTAGTTACCGTTCCCCCTTGGGTGAATGTTATAGTATCATTCTTGTCTATGTTAGAACTTATTGAACCATCAGATACTGTCCAGTAATCAAAGCCAGAGGTTGACAAATAAGACTGTACGTAGTCTCTAACCCCTGACGGAGTAGCCGCTGTAGTTGCAGAAGCTCCAGATATGTCATGATCCAAGTAAGTCATGCCAAAGGTGCCCGTAAAGTCCCCTGCTTCTACACTATAGGCACGAGCCGTGGCTCTTTTTCCATTTATAGTATAAGGGCTTTCAGTTCCGCTTATTTCTATACCAGAACCTCCAAGATATATCGTATCAGCACCGCTAATTGAGAATGTTGGGCCCTCTCCAGTCATCGACACGGATGTATTTCCAACTCCTGTCCATGTTACTAGCTCATTATCAATTACGTTATTGATTGTTACTCCGTCGGTCGCTCTCCATTTTGAGTATGCTTCGCCCTCTATTCCACTTATGATGTACTTTACATTACCAACTCCAGTAGACATTATAACATCAACGGAGCCTACTCCTGTGAACATTACATCGTCTGTAGACTCAACCCTCTGCTCAACTCCGGAACCGCTCCTGAACCCTTTAGCATCCCACCCTAGATATTTAGGTTCTCCTGATATTGTGACTATTGTGTTATTTGTGTCTGTAGTATCCATACAGACCGCAACACTTCCTGACCCTTTAAACGATACCACGTCTTCTTTTTGAACGGCTATCGTATAATTATTTGAACAAGCGCCGGGAGGGGTTGAGAGATCATTGCCGGCACCCTGTAATACCCAATGCGTGTATTTTTGTTCTGCAAAATCTCCCGAAGTCATCAGGCCCGTTGCCTCAATAGTTGTAGTCAGCCCACAGTTAACTTGTATACCAGTTCCACCAGCAATGGTTACATTTTGACCACTGGGAACATCAGCCCCACATAGGCTCCAAGCATAATCTCCTCCTCCTCCTCCTCCACCAGATCCGCTGATAGTATAGGTATTACCTGCTAGAGTAACGGTCGTGTTGCCTGCCCCTTCCATCGTCACAGTGTTGGTGCTGTTTATATTGGTTGTGGTAGAGCCGTCTGAGGCTGTCCAATAATTATAAGACCCTCCTCCTCCAATGCCTGTAACTTCTGCAGACGCCAGCCCAGTAACATGTCCATACTCGTCTACCTGTACTTTTCTTATAAAGTAATTAGGAGATACATCTATTCCTCCGGGACCCAGAGCAGAAGTATCATCGTGAGTAATCACGAATTTATCTGGAGTTCCAGTGCCAAGATTCACAGAGATTCCTGAAGTTCCAGAAATTGCCAACGAGGCCCCTTGGGAAATAGTTATCCCTGTTGGCGAACCCCCTGAGCTAACCGAAGCGTTATGTACACCTGTAGCTTGCCATGTATAAATATTATCTGTTATTTGTGTTTGTAAGTGTCCGGATACTCCAGTTACATATCCTGTCGTAGCATATGAAGAAAGATCTTGATCTGTTCCGCTAACAGTAAATACATTAGGACTACCACTTACGAAACTGACGGTTGTATTTCCTACTCCGGTAATCTTTACGTCATCAGCATTGGCAATTTCAGACGTATTAGACCCATCTGTAGCAGTCCAGCCATCATACCCGGCGGCTGAAGAAGGAGTATTGATTGTCAGAGTGTTACTTGCAGCGCTATACGCTACGGTTGTTGCTCCGCTTCCAGTAACTTTAACTTGAGAAGTTGTCGTAATATTCTCTGATACCGATCCATCTGTTATCGTCCAGAACTGGTAGTTATCTTTCCCTGTTGCAATACCGGAGACTATTGCTATATTAGCTGCGTTGGTCGCCCCAGTCAATGCAATGTTCGTAGTGTTAGCTGCTATAGCAGTAGCGTTGGTGTTCCCAGTAGATGCAATATTTGTGACGTTGGTTGCTATGTTCGTAGCATTCGTCGCAGCAGAAGCAGCATTAGTAGCTCCTGTGGCTGCAAGGTTGCCTGTGGTAGCATAAGAGGACAGATCTGGGCTAGCTCCGCTAATAACAAGCTGATTGCCTATATTAAGAGATGTAGAAACAAGTCCAGCCCCAGTAATGTTAACGGTTTCTGTGCTACTTACATTTATAGCTGTGTCTGTATTCTGCTCTCTCAGTTTCCAGTAATTGTAATCGTCTTTTCCTGCAGCGATGCCTGACACAGTAGCAATGTTCGCAGCATTTATACTTCCTGTGGATGCCAGATTACTTACAGTGGCATACGAAGACAAGTCTTGGTCAGTCCCGCTAACGGTAACAATAGAAGGGTCTCCACTAACCATAGAAACGGTTGTGTTCCCAGCCCCTGTTATACGAACAGTTCCAGAGTTAGAGATATTAGAATTAATACTACCATCAGATATAGTCCAAAGATCGTAGCTGGAGGACGAAGTTGATGCTGTGGTCTGGATAGTCCCGTCATTAAACTTAACGCCAGTAGCTCCTACTACAAGGCCTGTAACATTTACATTGTTTTCAGAATCGGCAAAAACAGCTTTCTCTGCTGGGTAGGTTACAAAGACAAGACCACTACCACCAAGACTTACTTTATTATTAGAGTTGCTACTAGAGAAAACGGTGTCTCTCGATAAAGTCCCACCACTATAGGTTCCTATTCCTACCTCCCATTTTGAAGGGGATTCTTCTATGGCATAATAGGTTTGAGTGCCATTACCAAGAACGGAAAAGTCTTGAAACCCGCTGGCTGAATAGGAAATATCCAGAGACACTGTACCGGCGCCTGCGGTGTTAGTTCCCTGCTTTATCCTGTCTTTTATACTGATTGCCACAATATAGACTCCAATTAGTTATTAAAAAAAGCCGCCCCCAGCAACGCCAAGGTCACTAAAGGCGACTCGTTATAAACTCAAGTCGAGATTCTCTTAGAATGCTCCAAGAAGAGCTCGTCTGTTGTCAAGAACAGCGAAGCCGTGCTCTGCCCAGCCGTACATACCAGCGCGTCTTTGACGATGAAGGGTATCATCTTCGAAGATCTGCACTTCTTGCCGTACAGGCATAACAAAGCTATCATTGCTTGATAAGTCAAGACCTACTACGATCTCTTTCTTAGAACCCGGGAGGGTTCCGCTAAGATCATTGCTGTAGTAGTTTTGATACTCTTGACCTTCGCCAAGCTCATCAATATCATGTAGATTTACTTGGAAGATTCTAGTCAAAAGACCGCCTTCTTTAGTAATCAAGTCGCGACGAGTTACGTCATCAACTTCATCTACACCCCAGTTGCGAATGTCTTCAAGACCTTCTGGACTGAGGAAGAGATCTGTCATCTGGCCACGATTAATAGACGAACTATTACCGCCACCATTACGTCTCATGATAGTTTTCATGAGAGAAACAAGTCTCTTGCTAAAATAACCTGCCGTTGCATCAGCATCGTATACTAAGATGTTACGGTCAACGCCAGCACTAATAAGTGTGTGCCAGCCATCGTCGTTCATCTTCTTAACAAATTGACTTTGAAGAACGTCCATTGCACGTCCAACAACGTCCCAACGAGCGTCACGGGCATATTTCAACAAAAAGTCGATAGATGCACCAACGTCATAGGTTGGAACCATTACGTAGTCACCCTCAACATGTCGTTCAGGAATTCTACCATGATTAGGGATGGTATAAGCTACAAAGTCACTTTCTGTGCCGGGTGCGAGAAAGTCCAAAGGAAATTCAGCGCTAGCACCGGGTGCCAGACGGATAGCTTCGTAGATACCATCAAGAATGTCGCCACTCATAACTCCTTTTCGCAGAGGAAGCTCAAGAGCTTTGGCAAGTTCTGCCGTTGCTACTAAAGATTCTTCTTTGACCAATGATCCGGCTTGGCGTAAAACCTGATTCATTTCTGGAGTTGGGTCAAATAACTTGTTAGTCATTTTCTTCTCCTTACACATTTGGTATGATGTTAATTTCTACTTTAGCGTATCCATCAGCGTCCTTTGAAGAAAGGAATACACCAATAGGTTGGCTGTCTACGTCAGTAGTCAGCTCGCCGTCAGCTTTGTAATAGGCAATCGTACCAGCGGTAGGTGAATGCCCCGTTTCAATATTATCTGTTACAACTGTGCCTCGACGTAGCAAAAGAACTTTACTGCCCTTTTGTACTTCATCTTTAGCAAAATTGATATGTTGACGTGTAAGATCTAGATCTACAACGTCGTTTAACAGCATCCCCATAGGTTTTCCAGAGGCGTCGGCAACTTTGACGAGAGCTGAGCTATCGTCCATTGCTGATCCGGAACCGGCTGTGGAAAGAATTGCAATCTGCCCACGGGTGCCGGTCTCGTTCATGAAAAAACTGAGGTCTGTCAAGTGCTCGACTCTATCAGGTTTAAGTGCCATTTAGATATCTCCTTTATTCTTGTTAAATACATAAGAATCAACCCAATTACGAAGCTTGGCACGAGTCTGTTCTGATTCATCTACTTCTTCATCGGAAGCAACTGAAAGATCAGCTTCTTCTTCTACGGAAGCAGTTTCTAGAACTTCTTCGACCAACTCTTCGGCTTCAGCCTCAGCTTCTTCAGACTCTTCAGCTTCTGCTGCCTCATCTGTCTCTTCGGCTTTGTCATCGCCTTCTTCTGCTTCGGCCTTGTCGGCTTCAACAACTTCTGGTTTGACGCTAGCAATTGTAGCTACAACTTCGCTAAATTGCTCATCTGTAAGAGATGCAAAAGTTTCAAGCTTAGCTTCAACCTGATCTTCAGCAATACCTGCTTCGATTAAGGCGGTGGCTCTCGCGTTTCGCTTTTCCTTCTCTTCCATTTCTGCGATTGCAGCTTCTGCTGTGTCTTTAGCTTCAGTCAACTCAGTGATTGTAACTTCTAAAGCTACAATCTTTTCTGTGTTTTCTTTGGCTGTTTCTTCAGCTTTTGCTGCGGCTTCACTTAAAGACTCAACCATCTGATTTAACTCAGAAGTTTCAGCTTCAAGCTTTTCGACGTTAGCCTCGGAAACTTTATTAGTAAGCTCTTTAATCTCTGCTTGTGATACAGAAAGTGCTTCTTTAAGCTCTTTGACTTGTTCGTTTAAGAAATCGCTTGTCATAAGAATCTCCTCTTCGGAACCTGCGTTAGAAAGAATGTTTTGTTCTACTCTAACTGATACACCATTATTTTTAGAAAACAGGTTTTTTGCTATTGAAGCACCTACGAAATCAAAAACTTCATCATTATCAAAAATGACACTTTCTGGATTCGCTGGCTTCTCTACAAAACCTTTCCCTGAAAACGTAATATTCCTCAACATTCTACCTACCTTGTGATCTTGATACTGACCAGTTCCTCCGTAAGATCTGAGATGTCGAGTCAAGAAAGATGTTTCTTCATTTCTTGCCACGATATGGTTCTCACCCTCTGGAGACTGGACAGCATAATCAAAACCTCTAAATATGCATTCCATTGAGACGAACATTTCTCCATGTTCGATTTTTCTTATTAAATCTTCTGCGCGAGCTTGATATTCTTGATCTTGCCATTGTCTATAGATAACAGAAGAAACTAAAATGTGTATTTTTTCTGGCAAATCTTCAGCTGTTGAATTTTCATCAACAAGATTAAAGTCGTCATCGACCGGCCAGCTTGAAATTATACTTCCAATAATTTTTTTTTCGTCGTGTTCTAGGTTTGCAGGCTTATACTGGGGCGTCTTACGAGCAGCCCATACTTCTTCTGCTCCAAAAACATCATCATTTTTATTCCAAGACGAAGTTACTAAGATAGAATAAGTATGATAAACATCATCATCGTCTGTTCCTGCAACAGACAAAAACTCCGCAGCATTTGCCTTAAAGGAATCAAGTACTGATGGTTCAACTTGATCTATTGGGTGGAGGGGCGAAGCATATGCTATTGAAGCATTACTTCTTATTTGCTCTTCTAGCCCCGCATCTTTTTCGGCTTGATATATAATTATATTACTCATTAATTTACCTCTTTATTATTTACACCAATGGGCCATTTTTTTCTACGAAGTAAGTATAATAAGAAGCTCGCATGCTTCTAATCTCGTCGATAGCTAGGCGTTCCTCTGAATCTTCGGATGCTTGAGATATCCAATGCTCACATTCATTATGAATACTTCTGTCTTTCATTCCGAATTTGATTGCCTTAGCAATAGTCTCTTCATTCACATCTGAATTAGGTGACAAAGAACACAGTATCTCAAACTTCATCTTCTCTGCCTCTTGCGTCTGTTGAGAATTTAGACTTCTCATGTTCTTCTTTTCAAAACCCCGTAAAAGGACTGGGTTTATTATCTTTGATATTTTAGCCTGTGCTTTTTTAGCCCACAGCTCGGTCTTGGCCTTTATAGCTGGTTTAAACTTTCTTCTTTCTCTTGGAGTGTCGTCAGTAGAGTTTTTAGGGCGTCCGGGCTCTCCGGGAGATTGATTGTCCTCTATCTTGGGACTGTCTTGAGGCTTAGATCTCATCTCTAAGGCGTTCTTCTCATCAGGGCTCTTGGGGTCTAGCTCCAATCCTACCTGAGAAGGAGAGGCTATCCCTGTTTGTAATGCAATCTTCTCAAGAGAGAAGTCTTTGTCAACTGCGTGATATGGACTAACCTTTTCTTGCATCTTTCCTCTATCTCTCTTTTTGTTTTCGTTTGAGATTCTTTTCTCTTCGATCCCGGGCTTAGCCTTAATCTGTCTCTGAATAAATTCGTCGCTAATGATATTTCTATCAGCTAAATTAATCATCAGCTGCATCATAGAAGTGGGATCATCTAACTGCGTAAGGTCAAACTCAACCTGAGGGGCCTGTCTAAATCCCATAGATTTCTGAATGACCCTTACTTGATAGTTCCAAAATTCAGTAAGAATAGATCTAACATAGTTCAATCTCTCTGTTAGTGTTTTTAGAGAAATGAAATTGTTTGTAGTGCCGCTAGCGCCGAACGTACCCGTTAATGTAGGGGGTATGCCAAGACAGGAATATATAGACATAAGGGTAGGTCTGTATTTTTCTTCTCCTAAAAATCTCTGGACATCAGTTCCGGTTTCTAGAAGCTCGATATCTGGGCCCCAAACGATATCCATTGTTCCACCACCAGTATTGGCTCCTAATATACTTCCGAGAGCATTTGCAGCTGTTGGGGTGGGAGCAAGCTTGTGGTCTAGGCTACCAAGTTTCCATACTCTAATTTTATTTACAGCACCGTCTAGGGCGGCCTTATCAGCAAGCTTCAATTTTTCATATAGAATAAGATCATCAAAACAGGCATATGTCATGGGATCAGCCCACAATTGCCAGTCATCTTTTTTGTAGAAATATGTAAATGTCTTATCTTCAGGTAATACTACCCCTTTTCCGGAGTTCGTAGTATCTAGAAATTCTTTAGGAATACTTTTCAGCATCTCTCTTTCTCTTGCATCTCCAGAGTTCTTTATTTTATTAAGATCTCTCTTTAAGTCTTTTGGAATATCCATTCTATAAAGATAATTACCAGACATAGATGCTAGGGGGCCGCCGACCACGTCTAGTAGTAGAGGATCAAGAAAATTATACTGCCAAGGAAGCTCACCCTTTTTGAATAGATTTTCTTTAAGGTCAGCCTTCATGTCTATCTCTGCTACAGCCTTTTGCATTTCAAGACGTTTGCTCTTATTGAGCTTAGCTGTCTTCATTCTTATAACAACATTAGCTTCTCTAAAAAGGAGGTTGCAGAATCTTTCTGAAACAAAAGAACCTTTTACTCTAGAAAACCAGTCATTATAGAATCTTTCTATTCTTGGATTGGGGTGAACTAATCTAATCCCTTGGCAGGCAAAGTCACCCATTAAGTCAATTGAGTTTCTTATAAGACCTATTTGCCTATAAGACTTTCGAGCAAAGGAGATAATCTCTTTTGACTTAGTAGGAACTCTTTCACTAGAACGAAAATAATCGTAGTCGCTTTTTTGGAGTCCGGGACGACTGCTTTGGTATGTTGTTATATTGTCATATGAGTTTCGGCTTGCAGAAGCGAACTCAGTTATGGAGCTCGTGTAATTTTTTAGAGCAGCACTTTTCCCCTCTTCATCTTCCCAAGAAGCGTATGCTTCTCCGCTCTGAAGAGCGTGATCTATGTCTTTCTGTTTGCTGCGCGGATATTTTTTATCTACCATCGGAATCCTCAATGAGTATTAAATTGAAAACAATACCTATTATAACTTACACCAATCCTAATTATTCTTATTAACTACAATGAAACTGTCTGGAGAAATATTTTGAGCCCATTCTGGCCCTTTATACATGCTTCCTCCCGCCCCTTCTACTTGCTGTCCAACGACCACTCCTACGTGTTGGTATCTTGGCGCTGGAAGCTCTCTTTGAATCGTTCTTGCTATCATGTTGGCAATTACCAGAGCACTGTAGCGATCTTTTCTCATTCTTCCCTTTTTTCCAGAGCCTAGCTTTATTTCTGGAGTGCTCCATCTTTCTCTTCCTGCTGCGGTTACGCTCATGACTATGGTGGACAGTTCGTCCTTTAATTCCTCTACCTCCATTGCAGCGTCCTCTAATGTATCATAGAGCTTTAGGGCGTCGGAATTACCAACTTTTTCTTTCATTTCTTTAAATAGTATCTTATCTTTTTCAGAAGTAAGACTTAGGGTAAGTGTGTCAAAACGAGGAAATAATAAAACCTTGTCTTCTAAGTCTTTTCTAAGTCCATGATTAGCATTTGATGTCCAAACTGAGCTGGCAAAGTTTATAAGCTCTAAGCAATGGTCTCCGGCTAGATCATCAGTATCTTTGTTTTTGTTTTCTTCTATAATTTCATAGATAGGTCTTTCTCCGGGCTGAAGCTTGTCTAGGTCTCTAAGGCCTTCTGCTATTGTAAACCCCCCACCTTGAGAATCAATGCCAAGCCTAACGCAAGGAAACAACTTCATAAGATTCCGTATCTTGCGAGCACAGAAAGAATAGTAGTCATGAGAATCTGTAAGGCCAACCTTTTTTCTTCCAGCGAAATCCTTTTTATTCGTAGTCCATGTATAAACAACTCTTTGATGTTCTGGATGTAGCTCAACTATTACTACTGCAAAATTATCTTGTTCAGAAGCTGGATCAACTCCTATTATATATTTTTTATCTGGCTGGCCTCTGGTCATAGAGTCAAATGGTTGACCGCACCACTTTGGCCAAGTTGGCTTCTCTACATTGCTATCGTTGGCAACGCATGCATGTATTAGGCTCCTCCTAAAAAATCCCTGACTATCCGAGGTAAAGCACGCCCCGTATTCCATTTGGTAGATTCCATTGTGCATAGTGGCCCTTGATCTGGCAACCTGCTGGTCGTCCATAAACCCCTCAGGTATAAGTTCGTAAGGAAACCTAATTATAGAGAAAGAGGTCCAGTCAAGCCTTTTCATATAGTCTGGAATATTTTCTTCATCTTCTTCATTCTCAGCAGCAACCTTTTTAAAATCTCCACGATTAAGTATAGTGGATTTATATTTCTTCCAGTACTTTGCGTATGGTTCGAAGTCATATCCTGCTGTTCCAGATATAATCGACTGGTTTGTTTTTCGGTCTTTATACTTCTCTTCCGACTTATCGCTCCACACCCCTTCGTCCTGCATCTTTTTGCGTCTTGCTGCATCTTTAACGTTTTGTGTTGGGTTACTAGACACGGCAGCGAAACCGGCAACAACCGTTTCATAAATATGGGTGGGAATAGAATTAAATTCGTCCGCAATAATAGTGTGTGCTCTCAAGCCTCTAATCTTATTGCCGTCACCAAGAGGAACAGCCATTGCCCAACTGTCATTAACCTTCATAGTGCATCGATCAACATCTCTGCGTGGGCCACTTGCATCAGAACAGATGCTCTGTAAAATTGGAGCGTTTCTCCATATCGTGTCCATGTATTCAAAGATAACTTTAGACTGGCGAAATGCAGCACCGACTATAACTATTTTTGTTTCCGGGACAAGGATACATTTTAGAATAGAGTATACCGCTAAGAGGAAAGACTTTCCAAAACCACGAGAAGCTATGTACATTGGGAAGGGTCTATTCCAAAGCTCTCTTAGTACACAGGTCTGGACGGGGAGCAGGTCTATTCCCATTAGCGTCTTGACCGTCCAGTGGAAATAATCCGGATCTCGCATCTTTTGTATTATATGTAGATGAAAGTCTTTTTTCTCTTCATCTGTAAGGCCTGAGAGTGGGGACTTGGCCCTTTGTAGGTCTTCTTCTGTTATTCCAAGCCACGCATTCTCATACGCGTTAACATCAATTGTAGAGCTCATACACCTTTCTCATTATATAAAATGCCGCCTCTTGTGACCTGATCTTATCTCCACAGGCGATCACATGTATTCCATATTCTAATCTTGCTGTAGAAATAACCCGATTCATATACTTGCCCTTTATCTTTATCTGATTCCACTTATGCTTGGGGACAGAAGACCCTATGGGATACCTCTCTATGTCAGCCCAGCTAAATTCAAATATAAGAAAGGCAAATGGGAAAGACGCCATCTTTTTCAGTTCTTCATGGAATCTCTTTTCACTACAGTTGCCTGCGAACTCAGAGACGCTCTCCTTCCTTTCTATACACAAGACATGCTCCATTCCCTCTATTGCATAGTCTCCTATTTCCACTTTAGAAACAGTTGTTCCGGAACAGTATGCGTTTTCATCATACCACCAACCGTGCCCCTTCTTCTCCCGGGTATCCTTGGTTATGTGAAATCTATTGTTTTCCGTCATCTTCTTTTCGTTTCTTTAATCTTTGGATAGCTTGATGTTCCAGCAATTTATAAAAGAAGATTTCGTATACTTCCTCGTTGCCCTGTGTAGCATCGTGACATTTTTTACATAGAGTAATACCATTGCTAACATCATATCTCATAGAAGGATGACTTGCCCATTTCTTAATATGGTGGACATTGAGTCTACTTTTAGACCCGCATCCCGGATACATACATTTGTTTCCATCTCTTTTTCTAACCAGTTTACGAAAGTTGGCATAGGCAGGGTCGTCGTAGTTTCTAGCACTAGGACGTGTGCGTTTCCAGTTCCTTTTTCTCTTTCTCGGCATTTATATCGCTCTCTAACATTCTATGTACTAGTTGTTCAAAGGATACTTCTCTCTTCCATCCTAATCGTTTCTCCGCCTTGTTTGGTATACCTCTTAGATATTCAACCTCTGATGGTCGATAAAATCTAGAATCAATTAAGAAGAATTTCTCGTAGTCTTCTTCCTCAATGTTAATATATTGAAAAGCATGGACAAGAAAGTTACGAACGCTATATGCTTTGCCCGTTGCAATTACATAGTCGTCTGGATCTCTCTGCTGCAGCATGAGCCACATCGCATTTACATAATCTTCGGCATGTCCCCAGTCGCGAAACGCTTCTATATTCCCAAGCCGTAGTTTGGGATAAGAATTTCCGTTTCCATAAATATTCTCGTCATCAAATTCAAAGTTTTCTGGGTTAGTATCTAGGCCTTGGCGCTCCGCCCAATTTTTAAAACCTGCTACCCATTGAGTAATTTTTCTTGTAACAAAATTCTCCCCCCTTCTTTCACTCTCATGATTAAAGAGAATTCCACACGAAGCATGGAGACCATAGCCCTCCCTATACATACGAACTAGGTGATGCGATGCTAGTTTAGCAGCAGCGTATGGACTTTGAGGCTCAAAAGCCGTGTCTTCATTTTGAAACTTTTCTCCAACGATAGTTCGTTTTGCATCAACTGGAGGGATTTGGGGAAAGTCAGGCAGCATAACATCCACGTTCTTTCCAAACATCTCGCTAGTCGAGGCCTGATAAAATTTGCTATCGGGTGAAAAACGCCTAACAGCCTCTAGGAAATTAATTACACCTATTGTATTTACCTGAGTCGTATAACAGGGCTGATCAAAAGAAGTTTTGACATGTGATTGTGCCGCAAGATTATAAATCTCATCAGGTTTATTTTTGTCTACTGCTGAATAGACAGACCCCGACTCTATAATTTCAAACTCCTGCAACTTAAAGCTTGGGCTTTCTAGTAGGTGAGAAATCCGCTCAATATTGTTCGTGCTACTACGCCTCCTAAGACCTATGACCTCATATCCCTTTTCCACCAAGAGATCCGCAAGGTAAGAGCCGTCCTGACCAGTCACTCCGGTTATTAAAGCTTTCTTGACCTTTTTTCTATTGCGAGAATTCTCCAAGTCTTTTAAGCGAGCAGCTCTATCTCGGGCAGTATCTTCTCTTCCGTCGTATTTTATAATAGGCATTTAATCATTGTCCTCATTCATGTCTATGGTGTCTGCGTTAATGAAAGGTTGGTCTACCAAACCATCCTCAAAAGTATGATATTCCGCCAACTTCTTCAAGGCTTTGTCAGCAGCAATCCTATTGACTTCCATGTTGTGTTCTTCACGCTTGCGAACCTCCTCATCATCAAGTTGTCTTAACCAAGATGAGAAGTTTGTCTTTGCGTCTTCTGACCTTCTTTTCCTTTGTTCACGGGTCCCCTTTAAATCTTTTAAAAGCCGCTCCTTCTTTGTCAAGAGTTTTTCATGCTCGTTGATATAGGCTGACTTGCTTGCCATTAATGCCCCTAGTTGCGTCTGGAAACTGGCGATTGCATTAGGGTCCTGAATACCATCAGGTTTATCCATCTCATCGTCAATGAGCCTATTCAATCTTTCAATATTGGAAACAACTTCCTGACGATCCTCCATTCCCCGGTTAATCAGAATTTCCGTTCTAATCACCTCTAGAATCTGCATCTCCTCGGTATGAGTCACGTCCTCCGAGAACTGTTTAAAATAGTCGATCCACTGGTGCTCAAAGAATATTATTTCGGCATCGTTAAACTGTTTTTGCAACTCCTTATAATAGTATCTTTCGCGAAGATGAATAAGCATATACTCATGATCGGTTAGATCTCGCGCCTTAAGGTTCTCCTTATCAATAAACCTTTGTACTGGAGCCGTCGTCCTGTTGAGCTTCTCCGCAATCTCCTCGATACTTAGATCAAAGCAGTTCTGACGAATGTAGTCCATTTCCCCGTTTGAGAGCTTACCACGCTTCTTTGTCAATGTTGTTCTCCTTTAATACAATGTAGATTTCCTCAAGTAGCTTATCCTTCCGATTTTTACCAAGTTTCAGATTGTTAAGAAGTCTTATCCAATCCTCGCGAAACCTTACGTGTAGCTCTTCGTCTAATAGATCCATGACTTCCTTGGCAAATAAAGTACTCAAAGAGGAAGTTTCATATTCCTTTTGATCAAATTCTACTGATACAGTATGCATAAGATTTTTCTTGGCATTGTTCCTATCAAGCCATCCCTTATATAGGTGACATTCTTCTTGGTCTACAAAGGCTGTGCATCTCTTACTAATATAGAACTCGCATGTATCACAGGGCTTCTCTAATCTAGAATAGTTATTTCTTTTAAAGTTATAGAGGCGATTCCTGACATGTGTCCATAAAAAGTTCTCTAGTGGCCTTTTACCATCATATTTCTCTAGGCCTTCCCATGCGAATAGGCGTGCCTGTTGTTTCATGTCTTCTGGAGAATGGTAGCCGAATTTAAACTTATAACATAGGCGACTAGCAATGCCTTCAATTACATCAAGAACTTCTTGTTCACTATGGTTGTCCGGTATCTTCATCCACTACCTGAATCTCGTCAAGTTCTATTTCAAATTCTTGGAAAGTTAGGGCAGCAAAGCCTCCGTCCATCGAATCAATTGAAATGTCTACTGCGACGACCCCCTCTATAAGCTCACCAGTATCGGCGTTTTCTATTCTCGTCTTGGTGTGATCACCATTATAAAAAATCTTAATCTTCACTTGTCTTACACTTTCCTCCTCCGCAACACTTGTTCTTAGGATTGTCTAGTACAGAAGAAATTGCGGTCTCTTCTCCTTCTTCTAGTTCTTCTTCTAGCTCCTTGTCTACTTCTTCTTGCAGTTCCTCAGAAGCGGTAACTTTTAATTCACTCTCTACAAACTTTGGATCATTCATGATTTTAATAAACCTCTTTGTTAGGATACCTTATATAATATTATATACACGAAAGACCACTTTTAGGAACATAAAGAATATAAAATGAACATAAAATGGACAGAGAAAGAGCGTCAATTTATTATTGACAACGCTGCCACTATGAAAGATAAGGATTTGGCAGAAAAGATAAGCCAAATAGCAGACAGAACAGTCACTTTGGATGCTGTGCGTAAGGTACGGCAGAAACTAGGTATTAAAAAGAAACGAGGACGTGGAATCTGTGGAATCAGACAAACACCAGAAGAGTAGCGTAGCTGACGAACTAAAGAGCGCTCAAAGAACCCTAAGTCTAGTGCAAAAATCTAAATTTGCTGACCCTTATTATGTTGATAAGTTAAAAGATAAGATCCGGAAACTTCAGCAGTCTCTTGCTGCAGAGTAGGGTAACGACCACTTTTATTAAGTAGGTGTCCAAGATTTTTTAGCCAAAGGACCACTTTTATTAAAAGGCTATCCTAGTTATGTGTGCACCACCACGGGCAAATGTGTATATGTTTACCCTACCCTACCCATTCTATAAAACTACCCCCTACGCGTGGGTGGTGTGGTGTGTTTTTCTGTAAATACCCTTGACAAAAGTCGATGAGTATGGTATAATAGGAATAATAAGTAAAAAAATATATAATAAGGGTTGACAGTAGACTATGTTTATGGTATAGTGTGGAGGGTGGGGCCGCTGACCCCCCTGTGGGGGGGTAAAAGTAATCGTATTTATTCTGAGAAAATACTGGATTTGGGCTTGATTAATTAAAGATTATACGCTATAATGACGATAATAATAGTATAAGAGTTTGTTTGTTAAGGTAAAAAAAGATGCTAAAAAGTTCAAAAATAAGTCACATTGCTATTGACAAATCGACTAACTTAGTATATAATACAAGTATGAAAAACAACAACAATACAAAAAACCCGTTCTTGAAAGGAACAAAAGATATGACTAACGTAGCCCATGACGTAAGAGTAATCAAGCACATTGATGGTGCTTACGATGTTTTCGCTAACTTCCCTACAGTGCAGGATGCGCTGGATTATATGCGACGAATGGATTTCGTCAACGATAGTTGGTACATCGTCGATGCAAACGATAACCGTTTGCGAATGAATGACCAAGGCAAGTTGGTTGTATTTAACAGTTTAATCGGCTAATAAATAAGTCAATAAAACTTTAAAAATAAGTCGAATTGCTCTTGACAAAACTAAGTATCTATGGTATAATAACATTATGAAAAACAATAACAATAATAAAACTAAAGCATTCGTTTTCGATTTCGATGACACACTAGCAACTACCGCCGCTAGAGTAGTAGTACTAGAACATGGTCAATTCTCGCGTTCGATTTCAGCCGCTGAATACAATACGTATAAGCTAAATGAAAATGAATCGTTTTACTTTGGTGAATTTAAGAATCCTGAATTCATTGTAAATGGTAAGCCTCTTGGTTTAATTGAATTGGCTAAAGCGGTTCACGCCGAAGGTCATAGCCTTTATATATTGACTGCTCGTAATGAAGCCGCATCTAATGCAATCGCTACGTTCCTAGCACGTTTTAATATCACGGCTAAAATGATTTACTGTGTTGGTAAGGATTCACATACTAACATAGCAAAAGCTAAACAAACTGTTCTAATGACTATTATAGACAATCACGATATAACGTACTTCTATGATGATGATGATGCGAATATTGAACTAGCTTCTAGCCTTGATTGTAGGGCTGAATTAGTTTGAAAAAAATAGCTGATTGCTATTGACAAACCTAACTTTTTCTGATACAATATAGATATAACTAAACAATCCCGTTCTTGAAAGGAACACAGTATGACACTAACACCTAACGAACTACTAGCAATGGTAGCCAAACTAAATGAGCGACCAATGCCCAACATGCAAGAGGATAATTGGGAAGAACTAGAAAGCGATGACGGGCATCTAGAATTATATTTAGACAACTTAGAGGATGAGGTATAAAATGACATATCTAATAATTGCAATACTAATAGCCGCCGTGTCCTGCTTAATATATGCAGAATAGGGCTTGACAAAATCGAGGCGGCCCCGCCCGCGACCCCCTCTGTAGGGGGGTAAAAATACTTTGCCTTTTTTCTTCTTTTTCCTCACGTTGAGCTTGACAAGTGCCGATATATATAGTATACTTAAGATATAAGAAGTTAAGCAATTGAAAGGGTTTTAAGATGAAGAAGTATTTTAATGAGTTCGGCGTAGTTGGTGGGTTGGTTGCTCTTGGTTGTGTAGCGTTTGCTATACTGTGGTGGATAAAAGAAATTGGTGATTTTCTTATAAAAAACTAATGATTGCTATTGACAAATGCCGATACTTAGTATATAATGACAGTATAAGAAGTTAAGAGATTAAACGAAAGAGAGTACACTATGATTAATGCAACACACAATGTAAGAGTTATCAAACACATTAACGGTAGCTATGATACATACGCTAATTTTACTACAGTGCAAAATGCACTATTTCATATGCGACGTATGAACTTCGCTAGTGATAGCTGGTATATCATTGATGCTAATGACAATCGTCTTAAGCTGAATGGCAATGGTAAGTTGGTTGTATTCAATAGCTTGATTGGCTACTAAATAAATACAAATAAAGTTAAGATTAAGCTTGACAATGTGCCATAGATATGATATAATATAAGTATAACAGTTCAATGAAAGGAACTACCATGATAGACTTTATTGTAATGAAAACAGAATACCTTGATGGTATCTTAGTAGAGTTAGTTAATAACCTGCATTGTGAAGTATACGAGATACAGGTAGATGGTGTGCCGGTATTCAACTGTACTAATTACCAACAGGCTGAACACGAGTATAATATGGAGTGTGTGTAATGAGTAAAGAGTTAGCAGAGAAGTTTAGTATTATAGGTTTTTGGGTTGGTGCTGTTGCGTTAGGTACGTTTGGCACTTACATCATAATGATTACAAGGTAGGATATAGTATGAGAATGAAGCGTATACATATGGTAGAGCTTAGCCGATTCTATGAACGAATAGAGAACGCCGAGAAGCGACGAAAGAAACCAAAGAAAAGTCTAATCAGGAGATTGTTTAATGTTAAGTAAAAATGAAGAAATGACGGCAGCGTTACTATGTGTTGTGGTTTTATTGGGTGGGTTGCTTTGTGTGATTCTAGTAGGTTGTGATAGACTTGCCGAGACTCAGCCGCATTATGATTTGATAATCCCAGTTAGTGAGTATGAGATGCACGACTTAACCTATCCATCAAACGAATATGATATAAACAATATCGCATAGCTTGCCGCGTAGCTAATCTATTATTTAAACGCGGTGTTCCTTTCGAGCCGGTTACAGCTTAACGGTTGTAGCCGGTTTTTTATTTGGTGGCTGTATTACCTAAGGTATGTTGTTGGGTGTGGGAGGGTATCCTATAGCATTAAAAATCGGAACGGCCCCGCCCGGCGACCCCTCTGTGGGGGGGGTAAAATAGTTGCCTTTATTCTGAGAAAATACTGGATTTGGGGTTGATTGATTAAAGAATTTCTGTTATAATGACGATATATATATAGTAGAGAGTTAAGTTATTAAGGTAAAAAAAAGATGCTAAAAAGTTCAAAAATAAACCAGATTGCTATTGACAAGACCGGCAAATTATGCTATAATGACATTATGAAAAACACAACAAAGGAAAATAGAATGATTAAAGATACTAAGACAGTTACAATTCACGACTTCACATTTGAATACATACCAAGTATGAGAGTGTTAAATGTCACTAGTCCAACAGGTGGAATAGAAATCTACCACCAACTAAGCTATGAAAAAGCCAACGAAATAGTTGGAGAAATCTTGCAAAAAAACATGGATTGCTCTTGACAAAACTAACAAATTATGTTATAATGTAAACATAACAAACAATAACGACCTGAGCCTTTAACCAAGAAACGAACCTAGTCCAATGTGAAACTTAAACGGTAGCCCTAAAATGGGCAGTACAGCCAAAACCCGTGGATGTCCGAAACCTGAAGCTTAACAGAATAACAATAGCACGTCAAGCTTAAGAGCGTAAACAATAGCAGGTCAACGGTTAAGACCATAACAAAACCGCCGACACAATGACACGACAAGGAGAAATTAGATAGCTCTTTTGTTAGTCTAAAACTTAAACGACATCCGACGGGCTCTGTGTGTTTTAAGTTTTTCAATCGGCAAGCTAGCCGTGATTAATAAATGCTAATTTCGTAGGGTTCGATTCCCTACCGTGTCGCC